AAGCTCCAATCGGCGCTGCGTCGTCTTGATGCGTTGATGGCTGACTGGAACGGCAAGGGCATTCGACTCGGCTATCCGTTGCCATCCAGCCCTCAAGATAGCGATCTCGACGAGGAGTCAAACGTTCCTGATTCTGCGAATGAAGCCGTGATTCTCAATCTTGCCATCCGGCTCGCACCGAGCTATGGCAAGCAAGTCGCAATCGAGACCAAGGCATCTGCCAAGCAGGGCTATGACGTCTTGTTGCAGCGGGCCACTGTGCCACCACAGCAGCAGCTCCCAGGTTCATTGCCGTCTGGCGCTGGTAACAAGCCCTGGCGCGTTTACGATGGTCCATTCATTCGACCACCAGTGGATCCGGTTACCGTTGGTCCTGATGGGCCACTAGAATTCAATTGAGGGGTAAATATGGCTCAGATCAATCAATTACCGTTGATGTCCAGCATTTCATCGGGTGAGCAATTGCCCGTCTATAGCCCGAACAATGGCGATGCTCGGCGAGTTTCTATCGGTACCCTGCTCGATTACTTTGAGCAGACTTTTGCAAGCCCTACGGTAGCCACGAACGTTTATACGCCTGGCACCGGGTTCAACATTGCAGTGCCTACGCCTACCGGTCCACAGTGGATTCTTATCCAGCCTACCGGCACGCTAGCAGCCGGGACGGTAACGTTGCCACTAAACACGACAACGCCAAACGGAACGGAGATCTTGGTCACAACGACCCAGATCATCACCACGTTCACGCTGGCACTGAATGGCGCAACGGCAGCATTTGGGGCGCCTACAACGCTCGCAGCAAACGCATTTTTTAGAATGCGCTTCGTACAGTCCACTAATTCGTGGTACCGTATTTCTTAACTTTAATTCTCTGGGGGATTGAGAATGGCTGACATTATCAAAAGCTATAACGATGTTCTGAGGCGTAACATTGACCAAGGCGACAACACTTGGGCAGAAAAACTGAGTGTTGTGAGCAACAACAGCGAAGTGCGTATTCAGGCAACATTCACCAGGCCAGCAGACACAACAGCGTATGCCGCAGGCGATTTAGTGGCAAACAGCACAACTGCAGGATCTGTTATTCCGTTGTCATTCACTAATGCGGTAAGAACAGCAGGCGATTGCCTACGTATCGAGCGTGTTCGTGTTGAGAAATCAGGCGCCAGCCTGACAAATGCCGCGTTCAGGTTGCATCTGTTTGAGTCAAGCCCGACGCCTACAGTTGGCGATAATGGCGTGTTTAACAACGCTGGTGCATTGGCTACAAATAACGTACTAAACCACGCCGGAACATTCTCTGTGACTATGATTTGGAGTGGGTCTGATGGCGCAATGGGGATTGGCGTACCGACAACTGGAGCAGGAGCCACGGTTTCTCCGACATCTGGAACGACAATTTTCGGATTGCTGGAAGTGACAGGCGCTTACACTCCGGCAAGCGGGGAAGTGTTTTACGTTGTAATTGAGGGATATCGCACATAATGGCTACCGGGTTTCCGATCATATTTGGAAAGGCTGCTGTTGCAGATTGGACTCCTGCGCAAATCTCAACAGCGCTGTGGCTTGACGCTGCTGATGCAAGCACTATTACGCTGAACGGTTCCACGGTTAGCCAGTGGGCGGATAAAAGCGGGAATAACCGGGGTTTATCGCAGGCCACAGCGGCGCAACAGCCTACCTATAGAACCAACGTATTAAATGGTCTTAGCGGAGTTGACTTTTTCCAAGACAAAGCGCTGTTTTCATCAACAAGCAACCCCGTAGTTCAGTTTGTTGCCACAGTTATCAAATCTCAAAATGCAACATGGGCCAGTTATCACGCCATGTTTGATTCACGAACTATTCCGGCACGAATTGGCAGTATAAGAGCGGCCGGAGGTACGGGGTTTTACACCTCGACGCCTGCTGAAATCGCCTCTGCCGCATGGGAAAACGGAACGAGCATTTCTGTTACCGGAGGACCATTTAGCACCATCACGTCCCCGCAAATAATTGAGTTTACCGCTGCACCTGAACGCGGTAATCCGATGAGCGGTATAACAATAGGAAATTTTGACTCGCTAACATTTGGCGGCAGTGGCATGCAATACGAGATTATTGCTCTCTCAGCAGTACCAAGCCCTGAAGGCCGCCAAAAACTCGAAGGCTACCTAGCGTGGAAGTGGGGCTTGCAAGCCAACCTGCCAGTGGGCCACCCTTACAAAACCGCACCTCCAACAGTATGAACGACTACCTAGTTTTTAATACACAAGCCGCTGCTAACGCGGCTTTGGAGACGATCTACGCCAACATGGTCGAGGCAATTAATTCGCCTGACCTTCTCAACATTGAAACGCAGCAGACCGTTCCAAAAGATGATTTAAGCCCAGGAGACATGGTTGAAATTAATTCCGATAGTCGATATTACCCAATATTCGGAGTCAATGCGGCTACTGGAGTAAAGGATCAAAAAACAGGTTATACAACCGCATGGGCGGTGTCTCAAGAAACGGTTGCAAACGAATGGGTGTTTCCCAAACCAGATGATGCATTAATGGGCGGCGTATCAGGGTACACTGTGAAACCATATGATCCTGATTGGTTCCCGCAGGCTACGCCATGAAACAAGATTCACGCTTAAAACGTGCAGGCGTTGAAGGCTATAACAAGCCTAAGCGCACGCCTTCTCATCCAACCAAGTCGCATGTCGTCGTTGCTAAATCTGGCGACCAAATCAAAACGATTAGGTTTGGACAGCAAGGCGTTAGTGGATCACCAAAGCGTGAAGGCGAAAGTGCAGCGGATAAAGCGCGACGCGAATCATTCAAGGCGCGCCATGCTGGAAACATCGCCAAAGGAAAGATGAGCGCGGCGTGGTGGAGTAACCGCGTAAAGTGGTGAACATCATGTCAACATCAGAAAATCGCTTCTACGTCTATGAGCATCTTCGCTCAGACACGGGGGCTGTTTTCTATGTTGGAAAAGGCACTGGAAAGCGTTATGCAGTCCGAAGTCATCATCATAGAAATGAATTTTGGCAGAGGACTCAGCGTAAGGCCGGCGGGTTTTATGTCCGCATGGTTGCAACCGATCTTGATGAAGAACTTGCATTCTTGATTGAACAAGAACGCATATCTCAACTTCGCATGACAGGTATCAGGCTATGCAATCTTACAGATGGTGGTGATGGAACTTCCGGATGGGCGAAGACGAAAGAGTGGCGAGAAAAGGTCGGCGCGGCACATCGCGGTAAAGTTGTTTCTGCTGATGTGCGTGCAAAAATCTCAGCGTCTGTGAAGGCGAATGGTTTTACTCACACGGAAGAAATGCGTCAAAAAATGTCAGATGCCCACAGAGGAAAAAAACGTTCTCTCGGATATAAACACACTGATGAATGGAAGTCTGCGCAGCGTGAGTGGGTTACAGGAAACAAAAGTAGAACTGGTCAAACGCGAAGCAACGAAGAACGCAAAAGGGCATCTGTCGCACTTAGTGGGCGCATTCAAACAAAAATTGAATGCCCACACTGTGGGAAAATTGGCGGAAATGCAATGCGTAGATGGCATTTTGAAAATTGCAAGGCGAAATCATGACCCAGATTAGCATCCTTAACGGCATCTACACTGACAACGGTCCAGACCTGCGCACGTCTTACCCTGTGAACCTTGTACCAGTGCCGAAGAATAGCGGTATCGGTGCTGGATTCCTGCGGCCTGCTGATGGCATTGTGTCAAATGGAACTGGGCCTGGGGTTGATCGAGGTGGGATCAATTGGAATGGCACATGCTATCGTGTCATGGGCACCAAGCTTGTGACCGTAGCCAGCAATGGGACTGTGACCGTACTAGGTGACGTTGGAGGCCCTGTTGATAGCCTAGTCACGTTCGATTACAGCTTCGACCGACTAGCCATCGCATCAGGTGGCCGACTGTATTATTGGAACGGCGCATTAACTCAAGTGACTGACCCAGACCTGGGCACTGTTCTTGATGTCGTTTTTGTCGACGGCTACTTCATGACGACTGATGGCACAAGCCTGGTTGTCACGGAACTGACTGACCCTACCCAGGTCAACCCGCTGAAGTATGGATCTTCTGAAGTTGATCCTGATCCAGTGCTTGCCGTGTTGAAGCTGCGGAATGAGGTCTATGCGCTAAACCGTAACACTATTGAAGTGTTTGATAACGTTGGCGGTGACTTCTTTCCATTCTCTCGGATTGACGGTGCACAGATTACTAATC